GCCTAGCTTAGCTTAGTTCAAGCTTGGAACGAAAAAGGCCCCGACAGGTACGATATCCTGTCGGGGCCTTTTTCGTTCGCTCTTGATTTCAGATTCCATCTACTAGTCTGTCTTGAGGTCTGTAGCTTTTGGTGTGTATCGAATGTTATCGTTGCCGCGAACACGATACCAGTCAGATGTTTGGTGAGTACCGGCTTTCGGCTTCCATGGACCATCAATGATCTTACCCGTAACAGTCTTTGGTTGACCATTGTTGTCTGTTACGGTAAACACAACCTTGGTGCCTTTCTGTAGATCAGTATTGCTCAACGCGTGGACCTGCGTTGCGTTCAGACGTGTAGCTGCATTGAGTTTAGTTTTCATTTGGCCTCAATCGTCGTCGAACGCGATCACCACGTGATTCGTGGCATTCTTGGAATACACGGCGGTCACCGTGTCGGTGTGCGCCAGCTTGAAGCCGCTCAGATTCGGCAGTTTCAGCAGACCCTTGAACATGGCGGCCACGTCTTGGCACGGGGCCAGTTTCTTGGCTGTACCATCAAACAGCACATAGGCTGCATCATTGCGCGTGCTGTAACCGGCTATATAACCCTTGAACTCGGGAAACTTCTCGGCGATTTCGGTGTCGGTCAGATCTTCCTGATCGAGATCAATCACCTTGATCTTGCCGGTGATCTGGTAAATGCCTGTGCCGTTCTCTTTCATAGCCGCCCGCACTTTTGACGACGCGGTCAGGCGTAGTGCTGCGTCCAATTCGATTTTCATTATTGATCGCCCAGGAATTTTTCAACCAGTGCTATCTCATCATCAGAGATACCTTTCTTAGATTGTGGGTAGTTCTCACCCATAACTGCGTCCACAACCTTTTCCCAGTTGTCCTTGTGTTTGGCCGCGAATTTCTCTAGCTTCTGTAGTTCAGAAGCTGTTACATTCTTCATGTATATTCGCGTGTGTCGATCGGAGAGGACATTGTCGGATTTGGAAAATCCCTCGACTACCTGATCCCACCTGCGCATCATTCCCTGCAGATTAGGTGGTATCGGTGCTGCTACGATTGCTTCGGTGGCGGTTAGTCTAGCGGCTGCACTGAGTTTAATCATTATATATTCTCGTCCACTGCGTTTATTAAAAAGGCTAGGACTGTTACGTCCTAGCCGTATTTTATACAGAAACGTTAGGCCACGACATCCTCGTTTACTTGATCGATAGTGTCTTGCATGTAAGCCGGATCATATGAATACAGCTTGCGCCAGTATTCATTGGCTTGCTGTTTGTCGGCCCTGGAGATACCAGCAGTCTTCATCTGTTTGGCAAATTCACGTGGTACTGGCACCGGACTAATCGAAGCTACCAACGAATAGTCAATAACGACTGGCGTGTGCGTGGCATGGCTGATAACCTGAACCTTCTCAGCGTTAGCACGCACAGCAAAGCCGTAATCCATGTCACCAGTCTTGCTAATAAAGGCCACGAATTCACCGGCAGCCGCTTTAGCCATTGACAGGTGACGCAGGCCCGGTACATCTTGACGACGGTTGATCGACGCGTTGATAAGCTCCGACAGATCTTCGTTGCCGTGACGTGCCAGATACTTACCGCTCTTGCCTTCTTTTACTGCCCACAGCGACTTATCGCTGTTGTCCATCATGATGTTCGAACTCATAACGCGGTAGTTAGCACGCAGTTCATTGGGTTCGATCACACGGACTTCCTTGTTGGCCCGCAGAAAGCCTACGGCAACACCAGCCTTTATGAGACGGAACGAGTTATCAACCGGGGCTGCAAGATTAGCCAGCTTTTCCAGCAAGGCCGTACGAATGCTTTCTTTGTTGTAGCGGCCGGTGAAGCTAACGATAACCTTAGCCAGCGTCGGACTCTTCATCTCGAAGTCAGTTACAGATACAGTATCCATTTTAAATCCCTTGTTGTGAAAGGTTTGAAACGATTGCGAACCTCGGTGGGTTTGTTTGCTTATGCAATGTTAAACGTAAAATTATTAATTGACTCAATGCGCAGCGCTGCTAGGTTTGTTACTATCTATCTCAGCCTGAGCTTTCTTCAACGCGTATTCCGGGATATCCCCGGTAGCAGCGTAGTCAGCAATGGTTTCAATAAGATGTTGCATCTGCTTTTCTTGTTGAGTCTTTTCGTCAGTAGCTAGCAAGCGCAAACTTGCATGTCGTGGCTTGATGTCGTCCTTAGTACCAGGACCACGTTGGTCATAATCACGTTCCCAGGCTTCCTTCGACTGCGGATGCCATGTACCTTTAGACCAGTAACCGTAGTCATCTTTATCGTCTTTGTCTTTAGACTTACTAGGTTGGTGACTCAATCTTGGTACATCGTCACCGTCTTCGTCACCCATCAGCTTGTCCTTGGCTATACCAAAACCCTTCTTGGCCAAGTCAAGTAACGGAGCACCAACCAGATGCTTGATAGCCATGAACGCTAGAAAGCCGACCGGACCAGTAGTACCTATAGCAGCCGCCATTACTGAACTACCTATGATAGTACCCAGGAAGGAAGCGATATGCTTGGCGTCGTCTTTCGATGTCTTGCCTTGCAACACATGACCAACTGATACCATAGCATTTCCTACACCTATACTGTCTCGAAGAATACCACGAGCTAGTCCACGGCTTTTCTTCTTGATTTGTCCAGCAGATTCTCTGCGTTCTGGACTGCCACTCTTCATCGACTTTGGTGTAACCTTCTGATGAGTCAGTTCCCGTGACTTTGGCTTAGTCTCAATTTCGTCAACATCTTCGACGTCGTCAGTATCAGGGGGTGCCTTACGATGAGGGCCTGATGGAACCACGTCCTTACTTTTTGGCGTTCCTGTTCCGTCAGTATCATCGGTTAGACTTGGCGCTTTACTTTTACTGGACTCACTCTCTTTAGCAAACTTGTGGCCCTTAGCAAACTGGCTGTTGGGATGCTCTTCCAAGTATTGCTGTTTAGCCTTCTTGGACAGTTCATCCCACCATTCAGCTTCAGCTACTACCAATCGTGTTGCAGCTTGAAGGCGCATTTCAACCTCCTGATCTACGGATCTTATTTTTTAGGGCCTGGATCTCTTCTAGCTTGCGCTTTTCCTCAGGGCTGCCTTTCTTGAAGTCCTTTACCTTATTCTCAGCGTCTCGCAAACGCTGCTTCAATCCCTGAACGATACCTTGAGGAGTGCCAGTATCTCTACCGGCTGCACTTACCTCAGTAGCTACCAGCCTAAACGTTGCGTTGAGTTTGGTTTTCATGATTGATAAATCATGCGTCTGTTAGGTAATCGAAGGACCAAGTAATATCAAGAGATACTAGATCTGACTGTGCACCGTTCAAAGCCACGTCAGCAACAGTTTCAGGCCACATACCCATACAAGTGATTGTACGACTTACCTGCGGCAAGTCGTTGTAGACCACCAGTTGACCGTTGACCTTATACGAGCTAGCGAATGTGCCAGTGTTATTGACCCACGAACGCATGCTTTCAGACCATGCGTAGAATTGTGAACGCGTGGACCAGTCAGACGCTTCCATGAACACTGACTGGAATGAATGAGTGAAGGTCTTTCGACCAGCGTACACCAACTCAATACCGTGCAACGGTACTAGAACTTTATCGAAAGCAAAACCCGGCAATCCACTGGACATGCACTTCCAAGTAAGCGCTGACGTCGAAGACGACCCAGGAATTGACGGCAGGAACAAGTCGAAGTTCCAAGATTGCGCTGGGTCCGCCACTGCCTGCGCATCATTAAGACTAGAGCGTGTCATGTGATACTCCTTAGTATCTTATGTTATCAATTAAGATACCATCAAATTGTGTGATCAATTAACCATTAACCAAGCGGTTGATTTACTGTGTTAAACAGCTTCGGGTCAGCGTCACTGAGGACTTCCTCGTCTTCTTCATCTGGATTTACTTCCATCGAAGCTAGTAGCCGTACATGAGCATTGGTTTTAATCTTGGCGACTTTGGCATCGATACCAGAACTATCGTCTTCGTTGTCTTGGGGTACGTCCATAACCACGTTAGTATCACCGGAACCGCCGTCTTCACCACCTTCGCTTTCATCTATACCGCTGCTTCCCTCACTCTGCTTTACAGCCTTCTGACCACCGTCATGACCTTCACCACCTTCCTCTGGAACATTGAGATTGGTCTCAGTAGTATCTCGGTCCGAATCCTTACTTTCATTCTTGTCGGTTTCAGCTGTAGTTTCACTCTTAGGCTCTTCGGACTCAGTACTCTTCTTGTGATCTTTTTGCTGGTCCTTCAATTGATCTTTGTTCTGCTCTTGAAATCCATCTGCAGGTGCTATTAGACCTGTGCCTTCACCATCCGCAAGCAACCGAGTTGCTGCGTTTAATTGAACTTTCATTGTTGCTCCTAATAAAGGAGCCCTGTGAAAGCGGCTCCCTTAAAGCTTATCCAGGAGTCACTTGGGACAGAGCTTCAGTGAATGATACACCCTGCTGGCTAATTACCACTTGCAGGTTGATGATGTGTACTGGAATCACCGGAACGATGATGACCGTTACGTTACGAACACCAGTGTTGAAATCCTGCGCACTGTTGTTGGTAGTATCAGACACAACATCGAACGACGAAATACCGCGTGCGTTCTGAATCGTTTGCAGATAGTCAGTACACGAAGCTACGATCTGACGACCAAGGAAGTCATCGTTCGGCTCTTGCAGACTATAGAGCAAGAACTGGTACAACGCTACCTTTATCACGTTGACAATACGACGTACCGACAACCACGACAACGCCGATGTTTGAGCAGCAAGCGTCTGTTGTTCCCACAGTGCCGTACCCTGACCGATGAAGGTTTGGGTGTAGTTCACCTGTGCATCGAACAGGTCGTCCATTTCACCCTGGTCGTAAGCGTACCGTGTTCCAAGTACACTTATCAAACCACGGTTCAAACCAGCGATCGAGAAGCTCGGATTAGCAACTCGGTCAGTACGCGCGCACAAGGCCGCAGCCCAACCGCTGAACGGGACATATTGTTGCTTACCGTTGATCAGGTCAGCTTCAAGAACGTCCGGACTGAACAACGCACTATACGTAGAATTCAGGTTCAGTTGTAGGTTACGATAGTTGATAGCTTGCTGGAACTGTTGACTAGCTGACGGTACATCAAACAAACCAACGCAGTCACCGCGTGCCTGAGCAAGAGTATCCATCGCTAACTGAGTTGTCGGATCACTGTGACCCGAATTCAACAGAATGTTGATAGCATACAACTGTTTGTTAGAGAACGTGTTCCAGGCAGCAGCTACTTCAAACGAAGTCGGAGCAGCACCGCTATCACCGCCAGCTAAACCAGCCAACGCCACACTAGTCATCGACGGAGTTTCAACCAATGCTGGAATATTCGATGTTACTTGCATGTACATCGAGAACGGGTTGATACGCTGTTCCAACTCAGTTTCAGTACCAGTGCTATCGGTGTAATCGACCAAAGAACAGTTGAATGATTCAATCGGATACACTGTGGACTGTGACTGACTGTAGAAGTTGACAGTAAAGACCGGCGACGGTTGCGCTGCATTAGCTGGGCTTGTTACTGGCACTTTGGTTGTATCAGGCGTTACAGCACCAGTATCAACAAAAGTAGTGGTTCCCTGGCCTATCGTTACTATCAAGCCAATACCTTCGGTACTACGGCCGTAGATGTTGTAGCCGATACCCTGTGGTTCAGTATTCCAGTTTAGGGTAATGCTGTTGGTTGAACCAGATCCTGCGATTACTACTTGAGCCGGAGAACTAGCTAGTGTTTCACCAGTAGAACTGATAGCACTGATCTGATATTCGTACGTAGCAGCAACCAGCGTACCGCCAGTAGCCGACGAAGTTGCAGCAAGACCAGTCGGGGCAATGACGTTGTTACTGACGATTTGAACAGCTAGATTATCACCATAACCACCAGGACCCTGACTCGGATAGAACAAGGCCATTGCTTCATTCGAGCTCCCAGACGGAAGCAGTGCCGGCCAGTCTGGTTCGGTAGGATCAACAACACCAGCAGTTATCGGCAAGAACAGGACGTCAGTACCATCGGTGTACATCAACAGCGCTGCGTACAACGCACCTTCACCAGGAACGCGCAGACCCCAGAGTTGATTGCCTTCGCCGAAATAGTCCAAGCCGCAGTACACGTCAAAGCTGATCTGTGCATTCGGATTACCATATTGCGTCAGATAGTCTTGGCCGTTCGTAAACAGCACCGGCAAAGTTGAACCCTGATTTGACACGATGACCTGTGCCACTACACTTGTAGACGCCGAGGTAATAACTTGGGACAGGTTAATTTCCTGGACTATTACCTTGGAACCTTGTTGTGCTGAAATTGTCATTTCGTGTCCCCTGCCGTAGAGGTGACGGTCTCAGCCGTATTCTTCTCAGGCTCCACTGGGGTTTGTTCTGTGGGTGCCGATGTTTGTTCTTGAGCTTCTGTGTTCGACGATACGACAGCCGCTACTGCTATTGGCTTCTTCACTTCGACAACTTTCACAGCTTTACCGTAAAGTGCCAACCAGTTTGGATCCACCTTCGATCCTTCAGCCAAGTTAGCGCGACTACGATGCATGATGCGTGAAGTTGTCTTAGTACCGTTCTTCAAGATGATGCCCACTTGAAGGGGAACACGGCCAGTATTGATAACAAGGATAGCCATGCTTTCTACTCCTAACTAAGACTGTTTCGGGAATTCGAGGTACTGAGTCGAGATTATGGTGCCTGTTCCAGTAACGCCACCCACTTGTGAGTTTACGCGAACCTGAGTGACTCTGCCCTTTTGACCAAGAACAGGTTCACTAATGTAACCATGAATCGTAGCTGAAGCAACCGTCGTGTACGAACTTTCATTCTCAGCGATGTTTTCACGCTGAGGGATATTGACAGATTCATCCATGGTTTGATTAATGCCAAACTGCAACCGCCCGTAGTTGATACTAAACTTCAGGTAGCCAATCCGGCGTGCTAGTAACCAACGGCGAACGAATGCCAATACTGATCCCTGTTCTACAGACTCAAATTTGTTGGTCACGTAAGTGACTTCGACAATAAAGTTTGTAGGTATAACACGTACCGTCTGTATAGTGGAACCAGAGGTAAGGTTGACTGGAATCCCTCGCCGCGACATGGCATGCGAGTTGTATGATTCGTTGTTAGCTCCGATTGACTGGATAACGAAGTACGCATACGGATATTCTAAGGGCTGGCCCTGTCCAAATATCCGTTCGATTATCTTCGTCTTGTCGTTGGCGTTAATGAACAAGCACTTGGCGCATCCAAACACCTGTTGGAAACGCTGCTGAAATCCAGCAAGGACCATGTGATCGATAGGTTGAATAGCGGTTTGCAAGTCCGACATATGGTCCTCCGAAATCAACCGTACAAACAGAAATGGCCCGGCGGCTCATATCACCGGCGGGCCATGAATTACACTATTGCTTACTTACGCTTTGGTGTTACTGGTTTCTTCTTTGCAGCAACTGGCTTAGACTTGTTAGTAGACGACTTAACACGTGTCAGAGCGGTCAGAGCACTAGCAAAGTTTTCCGAATCGTCTTCCTCGTCAACAGCTTCGTCTTCCACTTCTTCGGGCTCGCCCTCAGCTTCCGCATCGACTTCACTATCTTCGTCCTCTTCGACTTCATCAGCCTCGTCGTCAACTTCGTCGGTGTCGTCTTCGAGTTCGTCCATATCACCAACCAACGACTCGATAGCGCTATCTTCTTCGGAGGCTTTCAGCTTACGCTTGCGAGCAGCCGCTTGCAGCTTGGCCTTTTCAGCTTCCTTCGAAGCAAACGCCTGACCGTTTGACGCTTCAATTATTGCGATTGCTTGCTGAAAGTCCGAACTGGTCGTCGCTTTCACCATAAGTTTTGCAGCAGTCTTGACCCGACCCTTCGTGAACTGGACAGATGCCAGCGCCATGAAGTCGAGCGCGCGATTGTATGTCTTCATCATGATTCCTATGTAACGTTGCGCTTGGATGTGGATTAGCTACAACAAGCCAAATCCACATCCTCGATTTCATACACGCTTAGATGCGCAGACCCTTAGCAACTGAGCGGCTGTTAGCCACGCTGACCGCCAACGATTCGAACATCACCCAGCCGCGACCCGGAACCTTCTCGATCGAGATGTCGATCGGTTGCGATTGCAGACCACCGCGATCCGAGTAAGCACCGTGGTTCAGAGCGTCAGCAATGACGAAGAATTCGCCTTGATTCAGCACCTTGTGTTCCGGATGACGATACGCATCCGAAGTAATGGTACAACCGTACATCACACCGAGTTCACCCGTAAGCAACAGTTCGTGGCGAGCAACCGGGTCGATCGCGCTGAAGAAGTCACTGTTACCGATGAAATCCTGATAGATGTCAGTAGCGATCAAGACGTGCGGTGCTTTCAGGCCCCAACGCGTAACGTTCGTCATAACTTGTGCGAACGTGTAGGGCGTCAGCTGACCGGAGATAATCGACAGGGGATTATCGACGCCGACGATTTGGTTCACTTGGTTGTACCACAACCGATCTTCACCGACCATGATTGCTTCGGTTGCTTCCACATACTTTTCTTGCAGCACGTCACCAGCCGATTGATTCAGTTCGTTCATCGGAATGAACGGGCGAGTCACCACTTGCAGTTCCGGCGGGGTGAACCATTTGTCACGCGTGATTTGCGACTGAATCTTCGTGGGGCTGGTGCTATAGACAGCCGTTACGTTCTTGTTGCGCAGCGGGAAACGCGGGATTGCACCTTGTTCGACCGTAATCTTGGTAAGGTACTTCCGCATGAAACCCTGACGGTTGGCGGTGATGTACAACGAATCAGCCATACGTTCACCGAGAACGCGGTGAGCTTCGTGATCGTTGAACGCAGCAGCAACCAGTTCCTTCGACAACTTTGCACCTTGCTCTGCCGAGGCAAACACGCCGTCAGCAGCTAGTTGGCCATTCGATGCAGCTTGAATGAAAGCCATCTGGCGATTGATAAGTTCTTTCTTCGAACTGGCATTGATTTCACCATCCCGACCCAACGCACGTTCACCTGTGGTTGCGCCACCGAATCGATATTCACTGGCTGCCACCATCGGCGTCTTGGACGCACGAACTTTGACTTTTGTACGCATCTTGATACTCCGTTTCGTTTGTTTGGTCGACTGGTGATATAACTACTAAGTCACCAGTCGAGATAGCGTGCGATTAAGCAGCCGAGAAGTTAATGCCGAGGAACGGCTGGTCTTGGCCCGGAATACCAACAACGTAACCCGGAAGAGCGATACCGTTCGTTACCGCAGTACCAAGAGTCAATTGACCATTGGCACCGAGCACGATTTGATTGGCAGCACCCAGACCGGCACCAGCCCAATTCTTCGAAGCGTCGAATTCCGACGTCCACACAACACCGCGTGTGATGACACCGATTTGACCAACATAGGCACCGACGTAGCCACCCGGTTGGACATCACCGAACAGCGCACGCTCTTGAACAACCGTCATCGCGTACTTGTAGGTGATCGTAACTTCATCACCAGCGGTGAGGCCGCTGATGTTGTTACCAGACAGAGTACCGGAACCAGGAGCAGCGGTCGTATTGTCATAGACAAAGAACTGACCAGCAACCGGAGCAAGTGACAACGTGACGATACCCGTGGTCGGAACCAGGAACTGCTCAACCTTGTTCGTATACGATTCCGGAAACGGAAGAGCGCTAGTACCGGCAAAAGCGAAACCAGCGAAGATGTCGTTGGCACCGACGCCAGTCGACGGCAGTACACCAGCAGCGGCAGCACCAGCAGTGCGAACCAGAGCTTGGCCTTCAGCAGTGAAGATCGCGCCCGGAGCGGTGATCATTTCCGTGCTGTCAGCGATTTTCGTAAACGGGAGATAGAAACTCATTTTGTGATTCTCCAAAATTGGATTTGCGTGCGGTCTAGTGACTAACTTATTTTCCTATTAATCAACCACTAGACCGTCACCATAAAAATACAGTGTGTGCGACCGTTGATTTGTACAAGAATCAGATGAACGGAAGCGGTGCTTTGCCAGACAGAACAGCCATTGCATTTACCGAATAACCAGCAGCGCTTGCATTGACTTCGCTACGACGTTGACGGATTTGTGCAGCCGGCCGTTGAAGCGCGGCATGGACAGTTTCGGGGCTTTCGATTTCGTCTTCGAAGTCATCATCGAATTCCGCGTCAGCGTCCTCAGCGGTAACGAATTCCGGTTCAGCATCTTCACCAAACTCATCTTCGTCGTCATCGATTTCACCGTCGGTGGTCATGTCCAGAGCCGCCGCAAACTGATTGCGGGTAACTTCTGGCATACCAACCAGCTTGTTAGCCAGCGTAAGAATCGACTTAGCGTAGTCAACACCCTTTGACGCAAAGATCCGACGAATCAAACGCGAAGCACCACGAACACCAGCGGCTTCAAGCTCGTCTTCCAACGCAGCACGCAATTCATTACGCGCGTCTTTGAAATACTGACGATTGATACCGACCGCAGCGATGGCCAAACATTGACCAAGAGCTTCATTCGAAGATTGAGTCGTACGACGCACAGCCGCAGTTACCTTCTTGGCCTTCGCTTCAACGCGCTTGTTGATCACGTCGTTCTTGGTAACGTTGATGGTTGCCAGGGCAAAACCCATCTTGGCCAAACCAGCACGCAGACCATGTTTCGACATCTCTACGTATACTACTTCCTGGAACTGATCCGACATATACGTATCGCCGTGCCCAGCCTTAACTGCACGCTTCTTACCAATCGACGCTACAATGCGATTGGCTTTGATAACGTGCACTTGCCGACCAACGGAAGCAAACACTGCGTCGTCGCCTTCGTCGTCAGTACCGTCAACGTCCACGACTGGCATGTCGTCAGCACTAAGGACCGTGGAAGCTTCGATCTCGCCTTCTTCAGGTTCTTCGCTCTCGTCAGGTTCGCCGTCTTCTTCATCTTCGTCATCGAATTCAGAAACCACTTCGATGCTTTCCTCATCCCAGTCGTCGTCTTCGTCACCGACTTCCAGAAGTGATTGCGGAGTGGAGCCGCTGTCAACATCCAGTTCGGAGCCAGCATCGATTTCGTCTTCGTCGTCATCGAAATCATCTTCTAGCTCACCGCCAACCGTCAGATAACCAGCGGCCGGATCAATATCATTGTCCATATGCTGAGTATCTTGTTGACCGACTTCTTCGTCACAGTCTACGTCTGCTTCAACTTCGTCAGCCGGGAAGTCATCGCCTTCCATGGCTTGAGTAGTACCAGGAGCATCAACCGTGTTGTTGGCCCTGGTCTTCGCCGGATGTTTCTTGGCGCTTTGCTTTGCCAGCGGAACCGGAGCATGCTTCTTGGTAGGCGCAGCGGTGGTTTTCTTCGCCTTTGTACTGGCGTTCATGCGATTGGTTTTTTCGCTGTAGGTGGTATCGTTCTGGAAGTGCGTTGAACCCTGGTCGTCCGTCGTGTCTTCCGGGTCGATCAACGTTTCCGGTTCCATGTGGTTGAGCAGCGTTTGCTTGCTGTCTTCCGGAGCCTTCGTAGTTTCATTTCGAAAGTGAGTCGACGTGCTTTCACCATCAGCCGCCGCGCGCACTTTCAGTTTCTTTGTGACGATCGCCATGAGTTCCTCGCTAAGTTTATAAAACAGAAATGAAAGGGGCGCCCGAATCATTTTTGTTAAAGTAAAATTACTTAGCGGGAAAACGTAGAAATAAGGGGTTGGATTTTAGGTGCAATTCGATCGTAATTGGGAATTCTGGACGTGAAAAAGGACGCAGACCTTTCGGAATGCGTCCTGTTGATTGAAGATTCTAGTTCTATTGGCGCTCTGTCCACATGCGCCGATAGCGACCCTTTGGATTTCTGAGAACAAAAGGAAGATTGAAAACCATCTTCAACTTTCCCTTTGAGAAATCGTCTACCCAGTCACCAGTCCGTGAAGGATCCTATTAAGGTCTCGTGTCATAAGATGCCACCCTTCTTAATAACCACCATTGGTAATGTATTTCCTGAATTAGTAATTACCGTCGAAAGATCGGTCTCTTCATAATATACATATTGGTTTTCAGGGCCTAGAGCTACCTGACGGGATGGATTCCAGGCCTTCATCTGCTCGGCGACAGCGCTCGTATCTCGTTTTACTTCTTCTTTGAACATCGGCGCGGCCGTTACTTCAGTTGCCTGCAGACGCAGTGCTGCGTTGAGTTCTATAGCCATTCTAGGCTCCAAAGTATTTTTCAAATGCAGAAAGCAGTTCGGGGTAGATTACGATCTTGCTGTTTGCGAATGACGGATGCATGAATGCGGCAAACGCTTCCGCGAAATACTCGAATTCATTCTCAGCCGCGTACTTCGACAATCGAGGTTGTATGCCACCCGGTTCTTTCTTCTCTCACACGTATGCGGATCGTACCAGATTCGGGAATCCACCGAACGTGAAGAGTGATCGAACCAAGCCGTGACCGAATTCGTGGCGTACCGCGTCGTTCAGATAGGTTCCGCCAATCGACCATCCACCCGGACGTAGGGACGGCTGGTCACCGAACTTCAAACCCGCCGCCAGCGAAACGACTCCGTAACCATCCTTGTCCTCGAACAGACCCCCAGCGTCCCATCCGTTTGCGCGAAATGATTTACCCTTTATCAGATTGATCTCGTGGACCTGTATCTTATTGCAGGGCACGCCACGCGCGTACATGGTTTGGATGACTTTGTCGATTTCTGAAACTACCAGTCCAAATCGTTTGGGTGGGATAGCCTCGTCCACGTTCCGGATCGGCACACCGTGACGCTCGATGAACTGCGTGACCGCAGGCTGTTGTTTCGTAGTCTTCGGCGTGTCATCGAAGTCGTCAGCCCACCCGCTTTTCAGCCTAAACGCGGCATTGAGCTGGATCTGGGTCATGTGTTACTCCAAGGATCAAACACTTCGTCTGACAATGCTGGTGCCCACGCTGGATCGGCTACTATTGAACACTCGATAGGACTGATACCATGAGCATTCAAGAATGCCAGATGTGAACTACCATCGAAGTCATTGTAGAGTTTCCAGTTTACGTTCTGTGGACTCGTTATGTGTGAGCAAACATGTTTGGCGTTACACTCAGTCCCACAATAACCACACGTAAAGTAATCAACCAATGCTCCCATCGAGTAAGTGTTGATTTCCTTACGCAAGACCTTCCCAGCCATATCGGGATACTTATTCTTATCAACACCCAATAACCCCATGACCTTCCACAATTTGCCGCCACCGTAGCCAGTAACCTTGGTTAATGCTGAATCAAACATCACGCCGTAAGCTTTCTCGTGATCTTCGTTGTCGTGTTCAAGATGTATCGGACAACCAGTCCACGCTTTGAATGACTGACGGTTAGTCGGCGGTGGTTGGAAGGCCGCTAGTTCTCGAGCCGGAAACGCAATCCCGTTACGATTCGGTATGTCAGAAGGACACACCAAAGTGTTGACGATGATATAGTCCTCTATATGCGGACTTATTTTATAAACCGGCGCAGCAAACGGTAACCATGTGGCGTAGTCAAGCTGGCCCAGTCGATCCATTTCTTTCTCAGCTTCAAACGTCTCGATGCCGTTCGTTGCAGGAGTACCAATCGCGTGGGTTAAGAGCGATTCCTGCATCGAAGTGTCAGCACGCATCTGGTTTTTCTTCCGGGCGTAATCAGCTCGTGCCTGAACAAGTGCTTTGTCTTCGCTGTTTGTTTTCCACGCCTTCGGGATTTGTAATGCCATGTCGTTCCCCTTACTTAACCCAATACAACCTTAGCGACAGACTATATAGAATTCACTATCAGCCGCAAAGCTAATACGAATAGCACTGAATCCAAGATCTGATTGGAGAATGGTTCCTGGCGTAACTGGTTCAGCGTTGCACCAGTCAACACCGTCCTGTATAGTAGGATCTTGATTCAACGCTGTAGCGACGTTCTGCAACGTGAAGTCTACTGTTACAACACCGCCGATCGCTTGGAAGTAGTAACCTTGATCCACTTTGTTTGTGCTCGTACAATCCGCAGCAGATAGATAAGCAACGTCACCGGCCTTACCGGTCAAGCCAACCCATCCGATGATACCGTCAGGCAGATTTCGCCCGCCGATACCATCGACACCACCACGAAAATATGACGAGCGGTTACTAACGAGCTTAACCGTCATGATACTTCCTTTTGTAATTAGTCAATTGATCAATCGGCAGCTTTACTTTCTTCTTTGTCATCCGGATGCTGTTCTTCTGCATGTTCGACATGCTGATCACCAACGGGCTTCGCTTCAGCATTAGCATGTTCAGTAGCTGCTTCGTTAGAATCGTGAATATGCTTCAATACTTCAGGTGCCACACCTTCCGACGTTGTAGGCGGCGTATCTTCTTGAGCGTGTTTTGCAGCCTGTTCCTGAGCAGCTTGTTCAGTAGCAGCCTTTACTTCCGGACTCGGTTCTTGCGCTTCCTGCGTCGGCGGTTGTGCTACGTCAGCGTCTAGTTGATTTTCGACAGCCTCCGATTCTACAGGTGATGCCACTGGTTCTGTCACTACCGGCTCAATTGTCGGTGCAGCGGCGGCGGTGGCGGCAATCTGGGCTGTAGTTTCAGTCAGTACACCAGCCGCCGGTGACGGAGATTCAACGGCGTCAGTTTCTGTGGTTTCTACAGGTGCTGCATTGGTACGTGCATGAACCTTGGTTGCTTGGACACTTGCTTCACTTGTGATGGCCGTTGTCGATACGGTAGTCGAAGCAGCCGGAGTAATCAAGGGTGCTACTGGTGTAGCCGGGACAACAGGTGCTACTTTCTTGCCAGCATCAGGATGGCCGGGGAATTCCGAAGTAATCTCAGAAGGATAGGCCAAAGCCGCAGCCATCTTCTCTTTGGCGATGCCGAATTCAGTCTTAGCATAAACGAACAATTCATGAAAATCGGTAGCCAACCAGGTCTCACCTTCGGAGACAGTGTGTCCAGCTTCTTTCAATGCTGTTTTGATCGCGTTCATATTGAAGCTCATAACCACTCCTTGAATTAGGATAATTTAGTGAGGGTCCGTGGGAACCCGTCACTGTCAAATTGCGTTTAGTTAAATGATGTCATCACTAGGTGCACGGATTTTCATCTTCTTCAGTTTTACAAAATCCCTCTTCAAATCGTCTATGTTCGTAATCTGAACGCCAGAACTCTGCACCTTCTTCATCATAGCTATGATTTGTTGGATAGTACCATAGTACGACAACGTAGGTTCTGACAGATGCCATCTATACGACGGCCGCTTCCATAACATTGCATTCTTCGTACCCGCTTGTCCGTTGGACGGCAACGCGATGTAAGCTACACCATCCTGGATCACAGGATAGGGTTTGAACAGCATCTTATCGCTTGATGCTTTGTGGGACAAACGATAGAAGTTGACGATGCCCGCGCTTGACGCCGCCTTGTAGGTTGCTGCGTGATTACGTATTTGTCCAGATTTCAGAAGTTGCAACATCTCTCTGAATGCAGCCGGTACGTTCTGTTTCAGAATCACTGGATCTGGCCGCAATCCTTTCTCTTGCCACAGCTTGAACTGTAGCTCAAGAGCTTTCGCGTTGATGATCTTAGAGTAGTAGAATGGCTGACTAGGTCTAAATCCACAAGCCGATAGTGCTTGCATGGCCTTGTGATTAGTCTCGTCAATGATATAATCAATACCCAAGAAGCCGTTAGCCACAACAAAAGTCAGTTCAATCGACAGAGCAGACTTCAGTTCGGTTTCACGGACTTCCTTCATCTTCGTGACCTTCTCAGCTTTCTCCTTGATAATCTTATCCTTGACGCTTTGCTTCATCGGGACCCAGCGTTCAGCAGGTACATCTACTGGTGTGGCTATGTCCTTAATACCAACGCTCTTCAATAGTTGATTCCGGATATCCTTGGTTGAGGTTTCACCCCGCGTGATGAGAAAACATTGGGCTTTCCGAACAGTCATGGAATAGCCATTTAGCAAACTCACACGAACAAACGGTGTTATCGGAGAGCAGTTGGAAATGTATCCATCACCAAACTCGGTATGAGCCAATCGGCCTTTAAGAGATGCTGCCTGTGCAGCTATTGGTGAAGCTGAATCCTCAGCACTGTCATCTTCGTTCTCCGAGCTATCATCGTCATCATTCGAACTAATGTTCAGATATTCATCGATACGAACAAGCCCCATTTCCTTGGCATTGTAGATGTCCAACCCTGGAGCGTAAGGAACACGTTTCAGAAGCTTGGCGTCTGCAGGAATAGGTGCTACCGGTATTGTCTGTTTGACGGGTCCTTCACCATGTAGCTCGATGTAATCCTGTTTGTATTGCTCGTAATCTGCGTTCCGTACTTGTTCGTACTTCGATTGAGCAATAGCATAATCACGCAAGCCTGGATGTTCAGCGTCAACAGCTTCCCAGCTATTGAATTCACGTACGTCTTCCAACGTCATCTTAATGATTTCTACGTCAGGTATAGTAGCGTAGTCTGCGTTCTCGGCATTCTCAAATTTAGCTGCGGCAATAACCTTAGATATCAACCGAGCCGTCTTGGTTATATCGATAGTATGGTTAGCAACAATGGTGTCGAAGAAGATTTCCTTCCGCAGTTCTTCAGCTTTCAGCTCAGGACGATTGATACGGCTGTTACCCTGTTCCAACGTGCCTGGATTCCACACTGTTTCAGTACGAATCAAACGACTGGCGAATTGGAAGTTAAGACCGGTTTCCATTGAAGCGCTAACACCGACCATCCACTTAACTCGCTTGTCTTTCTCGAAGCGAGCACCATCTTCAAGTTTACGAGCAGCTTTATACAATACTCCGCATTTTTGAAGTTCTGGCCCAGCCAGTGCCCATACTTCTTCAGCGCTGACTACGCTGTTGGTAAACACCAAAACTTTACCTGGGAACGGACCATATGGAACTTTTTGACCAGTATCCGGATCTTCTATCTCGCCACCGAATATATGCAGCCTGATCCGTTCGATGATAGCCATCGTTTTTGGACTGATACGATCGTCACCCTTTAGCGCAGTCTTACCAAGTACGTCAGAAGCCGGAGCCATCAAGAAGGCTTCGAGACGAGCCAAGTATGGACGCAGTGCGCTTTCTACACTTTCGCCAGCATCCTCATCTGCTGCGTCTTCTTCCTCATCCTCACCTGAATCTTCGCCGTTGTCGTTCTCTTCCTCTAGATCTTCGTTAGTAATCTTCTTCTTTTTATCAAGACCCAAGAACTTCTGCAGATTTTTGTTACCTGCTTTGGCTTTCTCGGTAATCTTGTCAACTGTGTCACCTAGAATTGTGTTGTACAACTCAAGTTGAGCAGTCCGCAGTTCAACACCGCCGATCCATTCACGTTTGGTTGGCAGTAGTGCCGCCCATTCCTTACGCATAGCACCAGCTGAGACTATACGACTACGAATCTTAGCTTGGATTAGTTCTGGCGCGCCTTTCTTCCACTGTATTACTCGACCACCACGTACTACCTCTCCGTAGGTTTCATTGAATTTTTCTTTATCACCAAACAGCGTGGGATCCATCATGGCTACCTGCATTGCCAGATCAGATGGACTGTCGTGAACCATAGTGCCGCTTGCCAGTCGTTTCTTTGGTATGTCGGTAATCAATGCCATCGTTGATTTGCTACGTGACGTAGCGTTCTTTACTAGATGACTTTCATCTAATGCAACATAACCGAACGCAAACTGACGCAAGAAGTCAATAACCGGGAATACTTCGATTGGCTTCGTACCGTAACAGATAGATTGTTCGCGATAGGCAAGACTATCATATTCAGTGACAACCACAGTGTTACGTGGTGCAGCCACCAAGATGGCTTTCAAGCGAGCCCATCCGTTTTGACGAATAGCGAACCGTGTGATGGCCACAACATTCAGCTTACCGCCAGTGAAATACACTACTTCCTTCACGTAGTTGGCGACCAAATGGCCAGGACACAACACTAGATACGGCTGACTACGATTGGCTTTGATTTCGTACAGGATGTCTGTAAGCAACAGGACTGACTTACCCCCACCGGCCTGAACAGGAAGTATAGCGAAATCCGGACTGTCCTTAAGCAGATTACGTATCTTGGACTGGTGAGGTAGGAAGCCAATCTCACTAGATAGCAGAGGTATTGACGGCGGTTTCCATTTCGGATCAACCCCTTGTTCGATAGCTGCTTTACGGTTCGTAGTGTCGGCAGCACGTAGGGCTGGCATATCGTCGTTATACTTGGCGATCATAACGAGCCACGGCATTGCTTCGATAACTGTGGACACGCTGTATTTGTTGTACACCGGATCAATGTTATCACGAACCACTGCTTCTACTTCTTTGAAGTAACGAGCGAGTGCTCGGAACGGACCAAAGCCTGTGCTATTGATATCAACGAGTTTGACCACGCTCTTGTCTTCCAAGCGCTTATACGCAAGGAGCGCTGCTTTATACCATTCTTGCGGTTTCTTGGCTTGTTGTAACGCAACTTCAATTGTGGGACCAAAATCAAGTCCTTCAAAATCAGAAGGTTTTCCACTGATCTTGTTAGCTGGTACACCGGCAGCCTCACCCATGCGCGTCATCAGATCGATTAGCTCCGGAGTCACCAGAGTATCATCAATGAGCGTGCGAATATGTGACACGTCTGCCTTACGGAAGCGTATCAAATCCAATACTGTCATGTCACCACTGGTATTGGTGTAGGCGTACTTCAAATTCACCCAGTCAATCAGTACCGGCATGTTGGCAGGCAACGGATTCTTCAGATCATGTCCACTGGACATCGACTTGGCACCTTGGTCGATATCGAACATGCAGAAGCTACCGTCAGTGCGTGCACCAGCTTGAGTATAGCGATCCTCGTAGTCTACGGTCTGGCCTTTGTGAACTTCTTTAGGCAGATAGAACGGCGTGCCTTTAGGACCAATCGATAGGTTGTATTCATTGATACGTGCGTCTTCAACGTGCGAAGGCGGCAACGTCATCGCGATCTTGGATATCGGGAAGCTAGTAAGCGGAGTAACGCCTAGTTCTCCGTATATGGTTCTCACCCATTGCAACAATAGCGGATAGATATCGATGTCACGCAGTTGAACCCATGGAGTAGTCGTTAGCTGCTGTGCTTCTCCGCTGGTAATCTTAAAGTCAGCAAAGATAATGGACAAAGCACCTTTCGACTGAACCCGAATAGCAAGCAACGTCTCCTTCAATTGAGCCGCTGCATTACCATTCAGCTTCATGGCAGCTACGACTCGTGGGCCCGGTATAGTCTTGTTGTCTTCAGACTCAGTATTATCTACTGTGAGCTTGTCGTTAGTGTCACGTAGTTCCTGCAAAGTCTCTGCAGTTGGTGTTTTAGGACCTGTCTTAGCTTCACCCAAGAACCAGTTCTTCAAAAATGTCATCATGTTCACAGTGTCAGAACGACCACTGTACAGTGGAACTGACGCTATGAAATATTGATCGTGGCCTTGGTCTACTTTCTTGATCCGTAGATAACCATACGGAAGCGTTTTAGCCATCTGTTTGGCAACTACGCGCCCACGCATGGCCGTACCAAACTTTGGATCATGGGCTATTGACGGGAAGAACACCGAGGCCCACATCTTCGTCATAAAAGCTGACGGTGCTCCTACATAACCGTGATTGTAGACAAAGAGAAAGCGTGACTTCAGTTCCCGCTTCGGAAGCATCAAATCTTCAGGGATTATAAGATTTGTGGTTGGACGTAGATTGGCCATCGATCGGCACCTTTTTAGAGTTTATCCGGGCGTGTAGATACTTGACACGATATTACTTGCGATTCAACGGTAAAATTGCATTGAGTGACTACAACAAACGCAATAAGGGGCTCCCAAGGAATTACCCATGAGAGCCCCTCGATACTGTGAACCACTACATCTATGGCTTATTTACTACGCCCAGATATTTGTCAATTACGTAGTTGCTGGTGGAACTGGCTCAACCACTGGAGCCTGAACAGGAGCCGGTGTAGAAACAGGAACGACAACCGGTGTAGATACTACAGCCGGTACAGGAGTCTGAGTTACTGGTGCTGGAACCGGAACTTGAACTGGGGCAGGAAGGATCGGAGCAGTTGCCACACCACCTGGAGTCGGTGCGAGCGTGGCGTTTACCGAAGCTTTTTCAGCCAAAGACTTGAGTTCAGTCTGAGCCTTCGTTACCAAACTGTTCAACAGTGTCGGGTCTTTCTTTAGAAGATACCGATAGCCGATAGCTCCGATTAGAATGCCGACGATCAACATTGGAACTGCGATTGCAAGATGCAGAACATCACCTGCGATTGATAGAACGTCCATGATTCAAATCCTTAGGAAGGGTTATTTGTTGACACTAACTATTTACTACGCTAAATAAGTTTGAGAACTGCACGTCTGTTCAGTGGACGCATTGAACGCAACAGCGGCATCCAAAGTATGTCCAGAATAAACCGTTCCAATTCAGCTTTAGACGGGGTGTGATTGGTGGGCAAATCAGGAAACATTGGACAGATTATGTCATAACCGATTATCCATCGGTCATGCATATTATCTGCACCGTCGTTCTCAACAAAGATCTCTAGCCCACTAGTACCTGGGATATGTTTCTTGTAACGTCCGTTGTGGCGTATCAGGTCAAATCTGGGCATCGGTATTTCACGTAGCCATTTGATGAACGACGGATCTGTGTTAAGGGTCTTGGCGTACACCGTCAATACGAATCCTTTCTCTGTTACGGTAACTCGACGGTGTGTAGACCGGATCTTGATAGTTTCGAACAAATTGACCCGATTCACAAACTTAACGAAGGCCCGCCGGCGTTCACGTAGATAATCCGAGATATCGTCGTTACGAGATTCGTGGAAATTCTGGAATGGATAGACACCGCGCTGAGCACACAGTCGTACATATTCTTTGAGTGCGAATCCCCAATCTGTCATTGGATCCGGACCCAAAGTCAAATTTTGTATGGCCGCACCCCAAAGACTACGATTGTTCGGATTGAACGCCAAAGGAAATGTGTCTTCGGTCGGTACACGAGCTTGGTCTAGTGGTGGTATCCCAAGATTCGATAGAAACGGATGTTCAGTATTCGTCTTCATGACTACATCCACTTGTTACTAATCGGCCCAGTGATCTCACCTTTGCCTTCACCAGTGCTGCTATTGCGAGACCCAGTAAATTTCCAATAGCCTACTTGACTGTCGTGGCTTTCGTCCTCATAAGCGATCAAGTTACGGTCGTTAGGGTCGTTGCGATCCGGGGCAACATCAGCTTTCGGATATTTCTTCATTAGATCCGATTCCCATTTGTCACAGTCGGTATACGTATTGGCAGTAACCAAACCTAGGCGAAGAGCCGCTCGCAATGTATTGGGACTAGCACCGTCGTCGATCAATGCTTCTTGATCGCCGCTTACATCAACACCTACATCGTCAGCACCAACACCATCATCAAGTGTCGAGTCTTGTGTCTGTTGTTGGTTGCTGGTGCCTTCAGGTGCGCCATCGTTTAGTATAAGATCGTCAGGGCTAGTTGTGTTCGGGTCGTAGTCGCCATCCAACACTTCCTGTTGTTCCGACAGACCAGTATCACCCGTAGCAACTACAGTTTCTTTCGAATCCGCCAGCATTTCATACATGATTGCTTCTAGCGTTTCGTGATCAGTATTGACTGACTCAGCCAATCCATGTACTTGCGCATCCGAGGGTTTAGAATTCAAAGCCAAGAACGCAACAATTAAACGGGTCAACAATTCTTTGTCCATGGATACACCTTTATTTTATGGTAGCGAACTTTGCACGTAAAGCTTTGATATCTGGTGGAACCTTGCCTTCAGGAACGAATTCAGTGACCTGATAGCGTATGTCTTCAAATAGCTTGGCTGCTGTTTTTCCTTCAGCGTCGAAGCCACCTGCAAAATTCTTGGTACGCAACGAGAACAACAGAGTATCTGAATCCATGGTTAAGTCTAGTTCAGCACTGAACTTGCTACTCTTCCAAATGATACGTTGTTCATCTGAGTCTTCGTCGGTAACGAAATGAGGGCCTAACACCTTCTTGACGGCGGTCAATACGCGGCCGGCTTCTTTCGAGTCAGCCAGTAACCGTGTAGCAGCATTTAGCTCAATGGCGGTCATTTCTTATTCTCATTTAGATCGTGCACGAAACAGATGACGGTGGCGTCTATCATGGCATCCTAGACACAGAGTAATTAGATTTGCCATAGTAGTAGTGCCACCGTCGGATAAGCTTATTATGTGATGTACTTCTTTGCCGGGCTTTAGACAGCGAACGCCATTAAATATGGCTTGGCATCGACCACCATCTCGTTGCCATACTTTATCGCGTATTGGCCACCAGCCAGCTTTAATCGACATACCAGAATTTGTGTTGTACGTATCTCTACGTATGGAGGCCACGCCGTGACTATTCCTTCTTGAACTTCTAACACGACGGGCCCACATGCCTACTCCTTAATTAGTCGGGTGCTTCGGTGAAAGTTACGTAGTATTGTTTGCCCTGTTTGAAGAATTCCTTGGCTAGAGGATTAGCGATACCAAGTCGGATTTCACCCCAAGGAGTAGCGTTACCAAACAGTGCATTCTCAGGTTTAGCTCGTTCACCCTCGTCTGGAGTCCATACTGCTCCGAATCTTACTTCTTGAGGATGTTCCGTAATATCTTCAGACGAGGGCGTGATATGACATTGCATTTTTGCGACAACTGACATGATGAAATCCTAGATAAGATTGCGCAGTCTAGGGTTTGATCTTGCACGAACGGGAGCGCTACCCGTTCTACTTTCACCCGATTGAAATTACGAAACTACGGCAGGTGCTGTAGCATTGACAGATGGTTTAGCGACACCACCTTCAGTAGCTACAACCGAAGCAGTGTACGTTCCAGCGGCAGTATAGGTGTAGACAAACGGATTGGTTGAAACTTGAGTTGAGGTACCATCACCCGGATTGAACTGGAATTGTGTAGCTGTACCGTTGTGTTCAGTAACAGTCCACGTTACTTCCAACGGATGCGCGCCGGTCAGCGGTGTACCCGCCATCGTCAGCGAATAGGCTGGAGCACTGACAACCACTGGTGCCCCGGCGCTAACTTGCGTACCAATGATAGTGTCTACAGTCGGTGTCATCTTGACCACATACGATCCCGGGATCGTATATGAATGAGTCGCTGTTGGACTCGAAGTATTACTGTTAGTTGTACCATCACCCCAATTCCAATTGAAGTTAGACGCAGATCCGCCTACTTCAGTAGCAGTTGCAGTAACACTCAATGGTTCAGTTCCACTTAGGGGGCTGGCAACGATGGTCACGCTATAATTATCCGAACTGATTTCGTCGACTATCGGTGCCGGCATTTCACTCACGTACGCAAATCCATACAATGCGGCGTTACGCTTAAACGGTACTCCGCTGTTATAACACAAGCTGGCACCGAATTGGTCATACGCCGCGACGTCAGTTCCTGCCCATACGATAGGTGACGGACTCGTCGGATAATTTTCTTTGACTAGTGCAGCTTTAGCTTGCGCATAAGTGATAGGAGTTGTCATGATTCATTCCTTATTGATTGATGCACTCAAATTGTGGATTGATTTATTTATGGATTCGGTTGTTGACTATCGTCGTGACGGTCGTCATGGTGATCGTCAGGACCGCCACCTGGACGGTTAGAAACCCATTTATTTGCTACTTGAGAAGCCGCCCATATTCCCATGTACATCGAAAAGTAGTTCTCGTTTATACGACCTTGGATAGTTAGATAGACCACCATCCAGGTGGATACAAACAGGGCGATCAATTCACCCATCTTGTGTATGGACGGCTGCTTTGTCTTATCGTCGGTTATAAGATATCGAAGATCATAGGAATCTTTACGGGATTGAATGAACCACAAAACACCTACACCGAAGATCACTGAAACCAACAATATGAACGCCATTGGATTTTTTAAGAAGTATTGTAAGGCGTTCGTTAACATGATAGTCCTCTGGATTTTAGTCCTCTAAATATCCACCGCGTAAGAAGCCGTGGTAAGTCTTCTGTTGTATTGATCCTGCACCAGCAGCACAAGTAACACCGTTCTTGTCTACCGTCAGATCTGGTGGTTCACCGTGTCGTACCCAGCACTTATGGACGTTATCGTTAGGAAGTGTGCAGTTGGAACATCGTGCGTCTATTGACCACCAACCGCCTGGAGTCTTTACGTCTATGGACTTGCCGTCTAGACCCTTGTGCCAACTCCAGTCAGCGTTAATCATTGCACCGACAGGCGCTTCTTCTAATGCGTGTAGTTCGCCTGTGTCCACACGTTTCCAAAGTGCCTGATAGAACAGTTGGAATTCATCATGTTTGGTGAACGCATAACCACAACCACAATACAAAGGCCAACGCGTGTCGTCCATTGGTGCGTCTAATCCAGACTTAGGGACAGTTGTACGGGATGTACCAGTACCGTAAGGAACTAACTCCTCGTTTTCAATACTGACCATTGCGTTATGATAGCCATCATGAAGAGGACATTTAAGTTTGTTTGAAAACACATAACGACGCAAGAAACGCCGGCACTCATCGGTTGGCTCCATCAAGAAGCATTTTATTCGACGCATAATTAAGTCCACAAGTCAATCATTAGATTACCTTTGCTGACTCCAACTGATACTTCGGAGCTGCCTTTAACCCAGGTGTCCAGCCTTATAGTCGCAGCCTTACTGAAAACAAAGCCGTTGCTCTCCAATTTCTTGATGAACGCGGTTGCTTTCACATACGCATCAGCAGCTGACTTGCACACGAAAGTATTACCGCCTAGTGAGAGATTATAGTTGTCGAGTAAAGCTAGATTATCCTTGGCCGTCAGCCTCGATGAAGCGTTCAGTTTCATATATCACCTGTACAGGGCACCGATATACCCAGGACCATAACGACCGAACATAGAAGCTGGGGTAATCGTTATCCCAACAGCACCGATGGCTCCAGGCTGCAACGACGTAACGTTAGCGCTACCATCTCCACTAGTGTTACCCTTGATGATTAAGTTTACCTTGATAGCCTTCAGTTCATTATCAAGCCGTGCCTGAATCTTACCTTCTGCGTTATCCAAATATTGAGTACGGTCAACGTCCAAGCTAATAGCGGCACCCTGGAAGTTGAACGCCTTCTCACCTTCAGCAAGGTACTGTGATTGAAGGGCCGCCATTTCAGCTTCGAGCAACCAGAACTCTCGAACGGGGCCAAGAGCGTTAACGAAAGTAATACTCGTGAACTGACCGTAGGCCGCGTTAAACGCGTCTCCACCTCGACGTAACCACGTAAGAATGGTAGGCGTTGAATATATAAGGTCTGGTGTCCCGTACAGCGTGGTACGCGCCTTAGAAACCTTGGCTTTCACGTCTGAAATAGCACCCATGATTGACGGGTTCACAACCCAGAAATCTGCCTGTTCCTGGTAGACCATTGCTGAGTTAGTTGACGACCAGTATTTCCATACCAGTGCATACGGAAGCAGTGACGCTTGAAGCTGTGAAGTATCGATAACACCAGCGAAATACCATCCATTAGCTGTTCTTTGGTATTCAACGATTTGTGAGGCGGGCGCTATCAGATTATTGCCACTATATAGCTCAACAGTCACATTGTCGTAGGGACGGTCTAACACAATGGAAATCGTTGCCGGAACCCCCTGCAATTCAACACTAGGCTGTGTACCCAATGGAACCGTGTTTAGACCAACTACCCTGAGTCCTTCAAACTGGAAGAACGTATTTTGACTCAATGAACCCAGAGTTGGATCTGTTGGTGTTCCAAATGATTGCGGTAATTCTAATGTGTACCGCAACTGATAGCGTTGACTATCCAAAGACGGTGGAACTGTGATCGGTACGTTAATGACCGACTTAGCAACCACAGTGTTTGATATGCCATTCGATTGGACGACATACTCATAAGCGTTACCAGCAGCATAGACCGTTCCGTCAGACGCCAGAAGTTCCCATGTAACGAATCCACCGATTGGCATAACCGTGGAAGGAAACATGAAGACTGCACTACCTATAGCCGCTTTCCCGGCTTCGATCTCATCTACCAGATCTTGATAAGCTTCTGGATTACTGGTTGTATACGGAATGAACGACTGGTCTGCTACTGTGACGGCTATCGATACAAGAAAGACTCGTGCACTAGTAGTGACGGTTAACTTGAAACCATAAGAAGTACCGTCATTACCGCCAGCGAGATTGACCAAGACACCGGGTAGTATACCACTCGTTATTGTGGCAACCAGCGGAACAGTAGACACCGGGTTCACTGATCCTAGGACGATCGACGATATAGTTTCACCACTCATAATCATCGAAGTGATGTCAGCCATTACCACGGTGTTAGTTTCAGGCACCTTGAAATAAACAAAAGGGGTTGCCATTATTGTTCAATCCTCAGTTTTCAATAAACGTAATGCGGCATTGAGTTTGACGCCTTGCACTGGAATCGTAGGTTGTGCCGCAGTGTTGTTCGCTTGGTTGTTATGTTCGCGTGTGCCGATCGGTAATTCTTCATCGAATTCAGCACTTATTTCTCTATCCTGTTCGGATTTTAGCTTAACATCGGCCTTGCATGAAATACATCCCAGTGACGACTTGGGACCACCGCAACGCATACGAACACCGTCGGCCCTAGGAAACACGTGGCCGTGACCTTCGTTAAGACCGTCGACCCGTTTTGGTCTCATCTTCATTCCTATTTGGTAGGACGTGTACCGGGCTTGAAATCCCAAGTATTAGTGGGCGACGCACCGCCAGGAGGCAACGACGGACTTCTCTTAGGTGCGTTACCTTCACCAGCACCCTCATTCAGAATGTTGACAACCTTCCGCAATCGACTGTCATCCAAACCAAATCGATCGGCCAGGAATTCGGCATCGTGGTTGGTTACTTCACCGCGTTCCGCCACGTTGATCAATGTGAAAGTAATCTTTTGTTTGGTAGGCTTTACCTGAAGCTTGGCTTTCCGGCTCTTGGTTAGATCACGGTGGAACAGTGCCTTCACTTCTTCGTACAACGGATACTTGATTTCATCGACTTGTTCTTGTGTAGTGCCCTTACGTAGAATAAACGTAATCGTATTGGCGTCCACATCAATACGGCTGATGAAGTCCTTGTAGGTAAACATCGTTGGCGTAATCTGCGAAGGTTCCATGCGCAGTTGAGTAGCCAGCGGAAGTGCACCCAAGCTCGTACTGAACTCTTCAAGATCCAGTAGGCGACTGATAGCCTTAACTGCCTCACCAGCACTAGCTACATCAGTGCCACCTTCCTTCATCAATTGCGCAGGCAGTTCAAACTCATGATTGACCTGCACTACCACGGACTTGGTTACTGTCCATTGGATACTTATGTACAGATGCGGTGTTACCTTGCCTTCATCATTCGTGGCGTTCTGCAGCAGAATGTAGTTGGTGAACACCAGATCTTTATCTGGACTGGTATTGACATACATGAATTGCTCGGAGTCTTCAAAGAATACGTGTTCCGAGATCTCTTGCATAACGGCTTCACGGTATTTCATGAAGGTCTTTGGCACATGTTCCGCCGCTACCTTGTTGAGAAAACCCAACACTTCTTTCAGTTGTCCGCCAACCTTGTCTTTCAATGCCTTGATAGCACCGATGGCATTGTTGTATTCCTTGCCACTCCGATCCGGAAACTGCATGGCTACCTGAGTTTCTACGGCTTGCAATAAGCGATGCTTCTCGTAGAGTTCTTCAGTCAGCGCATATTGCTCACGGAGCTTGGTGATATTCGGAATAACAAACTTCGGAAGATCAGGGTCAATCTTCCGCTTCAGGTGGGACTTCGAACCACCTTCAGGTTGAGTGATGTTCATGGAGAAGCCGGCGGCTTTAACCAAAGCAGCGCGGATAAAATCCTTGGGCTTTGTTAGATAGGCCAAAGCTTCTTGTTGAATCTTTACCACTTGATCGAGTTCGTCCAATTCCTCGCGCATTGTATCTAAGAAACGAGACACGTCATCAATGTAGCGGAACTTCGGTAGTTCCACGGCGCAGACCTTTTGGGCTGCTGTTGTCATGGTAGCTTTAACCTTCTGTTTTGTCTTGGATTTCTTTGTAGTTGCGATCGTTGCTTGCAGTCGTTGCACGGCGTTGGTAGCCATCATTTGTTCCTATATCTTATTTCGTGAAATCAAATTGTTGGGTTATCAGAGTCAAGTACGTCGTGGACCGGTGACGTTGTCACGTATCATTTGTGTTGTGGTGTCCTTGGTCATTACGCGGCCGCGTTTTGGTAGTATGCGAAACAACTCCTGCGGTTGGATAACACGAACTTGTGCTTCCCAACCCAGCACATTGCGGTTGCGGCTGTTCCATGGATTCACGTTTTGGACCAAGAGAACCTTACCAAGCTGAGATTCCACGATTACATCTTCAGAATTGATGGTAGGTAGATTAGGACTGAGAATGATTTGAAAGGGCTCCATCTGTTCGAGAAGTGTTGTATCCGCAGACTGACCACGTTTCGGGAACTCGAAATATACCGATTCAGTGGTTAGATTGAATTGCATCTCGAAATGGGAGAAATCACCATTAACTGTTGCTTGAACTACATGTCGCAAGCCGTCACATTTAGAAAGTAGTTGTGTTGGCGACGTCAAGGCTATTCCATCTATTGTGTAACTAGCGTTGACTGGCTTGTTCATGTTCCATACACGGAATATATCAATGCCTATGGCCCCGCGTGGTAGTATCAACACGACTTGGAACGTTGATGTATAAGCGGTCCAGGGACGTTTGATTAGATCGATCGTGCCGTCGGCGCTCATCTGTACGTCAGCTACGGTTAGCACTTGACGGTGCGCATGATAAGGCATGAAGCCACCGACAAAGCCAGTACCAAAACATATAGGACAGCTCACATCGGAGAAGCCAAAGGCACTCGCGTCCCAGTCACCGACCATGCTGTCTAAATCTAATGCATCCACCGGTCCGTTGTCACCAAAACCTCTTCCACTTACGATGTCCGCTTGAGGAAATTCCCCGTCAAGCGTATCAATATCGAACACACCTTGATTCTTGTTGGTCGGCGCGTAAGGACTGGTCTCGTTGTTCTTTCCAGTAACTCGCTGCTGATCTTGATTATACGGTGTGATGTTGAACGAGAAGCTGCCAGTGTTGCTGTTGCCAGTACCCAAGATTAGCTCATTGATGTGACCTTCACTGGCTTTTCCTTCTTCGTTCAGATGACCAGCCATCTGTTTCTGAGAAGATTGGCAAACGCATTTACGACCATTAGTCAACCGGTTGTAGTGAACACATTGGATACCCTGCGGACGAAAGGCATCGTACATGCGACGCTGTTGGACCGGAATGATCTCGTTGATCGCACGTTCAGCTACGTCCGAGGCCCGCGCGTTAGCTGGTAATATGTGATTGTTACTGCGTTCGACGAATGGCATAGTTGGTCCCTGTGGACACATTTTGTATGCTGTAAAATTGCGCCGTTCAGCAGTGAAAACGCAAAAAGGGCGCTAGTCCGTGTAGACCTAGCGCCCTTAATTTGTGAGTTTAATCAAACAGCAATTAACATTCCAGTGTTTTCCAACACTAGCTGTTTCATCTTAGTCGCAGCATCAGCCACGCTTTCGAAAGGAAACTTCTCACTCTTGAATTCTTCTTTCGAAAGCCGTCTGTCTATGTATACCTCTGCGTTTAAAGTAATCTTCAGGAAGAGCGTTCGTTTCTTATTGGTGATACACAATGAGCTATTGGCGTATTGTCGAGTCCAACCTTGAGGAAGATCCAACAATCCTACTTGCTCACGAATAATACGCCATCGACCGTCAACTACCGCACGATTGGCCCGCGAGCTAATGCCACTCATATTAGGATCCGCTGGTGCGTATCCATTATTTGCGTTGTTCATTTCAATCCCCGGACTTTGACGCCGCGCCCTCGTAGAAAGTCTACGCCGTCTGTTAGTTTGAATTCTTCTTCGTACACCACTTGAGTTACTTTTGATCTGTGAATCAACAATGCACATTTGAAACAAGGACTCAACGTACAATAGAGTGTGGACCCACGCGAACTGTTCGTTGATGCCGCTAGTTTTCCTAGCGCGTTCAATTCCGCGTGCTGTACTTCGGGACGGGTACGCATCTTTAGATACAGAGATCCACAGTCATGTTTGACTATGTTTGGATACTCCATAGAGTTGTCCATACCAGCAGGCATTCCGTTCCACCCGTAAGCCAATATGTCGTCACTCCTGGTAATGACACAACCCACCTTGTACGTCAAGTCCTGAGATCGCTCGGCAAATGCTCTGGCAATCGCCATGAATGTATAGTCGTCTGCATCTTGCTTTGAATAAGCCATGTAACGTCCTATGTTGTTCTACGGCTTATTTACTATGTAGGATCGTTCAGGAAAATGCGCCTACTTCCTTAAGATCGTCTTTCATAAGTTCGAAGTAATGTTCACCGCTGGATCCAATAAAGTTAGGCTTCACATGTTTGTTAAGTGCAGTTTCTTGGTCAGCACCAGCGGCTACCTCATCCGCGTAGGCACGCAAAGCTCGGCAAAGCCTGCTGTTGATATTCGGACGTTTGTCGATCAACTTCTCTACGCCGATGTTATACGGATCATCCTTGGCTGCCAAAAGACGAGTTGCGGCATTAAGTTTAACTGACATGGTATTAGCCTTTGATTTTGGTTTGGTGTGAGTTTCGTTCTGTAGGATATGTGTGATCAAGCCATAGTTGTCGCCCTTTCCTTCTCCTTTGGCGATGCCTTTTGCTTTATCCCACTTCTTCTCCAAGGAAGGAACACTACCCTTTCCTTGTTCAGACAATTTCTTCAAGTATGGTGTAGGCATGATTCACCATTGAGGTATTATAGAAAAGCAATGGGGCACACGGAGCTCAGGTCCCCATGGAACGCTACTAAATGTGTTGGTTGCTGGTTGATAATAATTCCAAGCTTTCCATCCAAACTTTATTTTCAAGAAAGAATACGTGCGTTCTACATTGAACATTTTGTTTGTTGAGCAAGCACTGAAATCAGAGTTAGCTTCGATGTACCAAGTAGACTTCCACTGTTGTGGATCAAAGGTTTCACCTAATACCCAATAACCGAAACCATAAGCTGGATTACGATACAGCCAAAGAACCTGATACCATTTCCTCAACCAGTAACTAGGAGGATTCATCAGTGTGTACTTCGACGTAAAATACTTATCCGCCCATCCGGCGTCAATTGACGCATCGAATGTATCAAACCATTTAAGCCAGGATGGTAACATCTGGCAATTGGTGTAACTCCGTGTGATCTGAACATAAGTATTACCTGGAACAGCCAAGAATGGAATCCACCAGTTTACAAATATGACAGCAAATAGAGTGAACAAGATGTCCGCTATCGAATACAAGATGTATTGAACTATTCTCATACTGAACCCTTATTTGATTTAACTGGCGATGACTACAACCCAGTCATCATCGTAGTCACCATCTTGTCGGTCGGTCAATTGCATCTTTTGGAATCCCTTACCGTTTATATAATCTCGTACCCATGCCCTTGCTTTTAGGACACTGGTATTCTTGAAAGAAAACTCCAGATAGTCTTTACCATTATGTTTGTAATGATTGATCGTATCCGGTTTACCAGACGCAGGATAACGGCCGTCACGACGCTGGAAATCATCGGTAGCAAGAGAAGCTGGATCAACTGCACTGAGTAGTCGAGTTGCTGCGTTTAATTGAACTTTCATTGTTGCTCCTGTCATCCGTCATAGCCCGTTCAAAATATAATTTTCAAGAAATGGTTCGATTTCTTTCCAGGTCCAACCATTTATCTTGTCCACGTTTTAAGCCCTTACCCTTTAGGCTTTTTGTCGCTGGGCTTGAGTCCTTAATATTTCTTAATTTCTTCAATATCACCTGGAGTTCTGGGGATAACTTATTGAGTGATGTATTAAAGACCTCGCGTTTAATTTTCTTAATCACGTCGTCAGCAACTCCGATCTCTTCTATCGAATAACAGGAAACCGTTAAATCAAAGTTATCCTTATCTGCTGAAAACCAAAATGCTAGGTGGTCCCCAATGTCCAATTCAATCCCTGCCCTGTAGATAGAATTTTTCCAAACAATTTCTTCCAGATTACCTCTCCTGGATTTTTTAAAATCAGAACCTAGTATAGGTTTTAGTACCGTCAAAAGCTTACCTGCTTCTTCCTGAGTAGAAGCAATAATTTTATTAGTTTCTAATAGTCGAGTTGTTGCATTGAGCTTAAACATAGATATACTCTTTAGTTGAAAAGTTCTAACAAATGACTAGAAGCATTGAGTTCCATCATACCTTACCTTTCTTTTGGAATTTGCGACGTATGTCCACAGTGTTCGATATTACGTCAACCACAGTACCCTTGACCTTATTGGAAGGAAAAGTTAGTATCACCTCCTTCTGTCGTTTAATGAAAGGCCTCAAAATACTCTTCATCCCATTTGTGATCTTTGCTCCGGATCCTACGTTTCCCCAAGTAAGATTCGGATTAATTTTCATCAATTCATGTAACCAGCCATCATAATAGGTACGTACAGCTTCAATAAAGGAAACACAAGAATCATAGGACCCTACAAGGTTTGTAGTAGAAACAGAAACCTTATATACCACTGAGGCACAATCCACTTTAATATTTTTGAGTAGATATGGGTCCTTGGTCACCTCTTGCTCGGATTTCCCCCTCACACGCTTCCAGAATGTCCTCGGGTAGTTTGGATCGCCACTAAAGCTCAATATTTGACGAAACTCAGGTATGTTCTGATCCCCCAAAAGATCAGGACTTGATAGTCCTTTTGAATTGGGTATCATTGTGGCTCTATAAACAATCTTTGGAATTTTACTAGGATAATACTTTTGTACGGTCTTTAAATGTTTCTTCATTAGAAAAAGGCTATTGGCATCCCAATCTTTTGAGGGGTGTCCAAGATAGCCTTCAAACCATTGTTGGATATTATTAAGTATCGCCTTTATTGCTAAGGATCTACTTATGGTACCCCGTAAATCGTCTGTGCAAGCAATAAAATTTTTATAGCCTTCGGAGCTTATCAATTTATTTAAATATTCTTCCGAACGATTTATCTTGGATAAAGCTAATAAACGAGTAGCCGCATTAAGTTGATACATATGGCTATTCCTTGGTCTCGTCAAACTTTTCAAGGTACTTCGGGACTCTCAACTCAGGTCCCCACGGCTGACTTTTAAATGTCATTGTATGTCATTGTATGTCTTTGGTTTGTATACGTGGCCGAATGATGTTGGTCTTCAACCCGGCTTCCAGGTGATAGCGTAAGGTGTCCATCGATACTTTGTCGTTCAACAGACAGTCCAAGCCTGGATGCAACGGTGTAGGCCATTCACCAAAAGTAAACCAGTCGTAGCCATCATTCTCCCAGTTCAGCTCAGGGTCAAATTGATGATCAACGACTACCAGGAAATTGTAGTAGACATAACCACGGTCCATATTGCGGTAGGTCATCAGCGGATACACACCATGCGCGTCGTTAGTATGTCCACCGTCGGAAGGCTTGCCCCCCGGAAGTTTAGTTTCTTCATAGACCTCCCTAAGCATCCCCTTCTTCGGAGTCTCATTACCGTTGACTGTACCACCAAACGTTGACCATAGTCCAGGGTCTGATACTTCTAAGCTACGTTTACCAAGAAGGATCTTACGGGTGTCCAGAGCTAGAATAATACCACCGGCCGCCATCGACTTCCAATACTCAGTATCATGAAGTGGTGGTTTGAATTTGCCATCTTCTTCTGCTTGCTGTATATCGCCTTCAGTCAATAGAAGGCGAGTGAGTGCCAAGAGTTTCATACGTGCCTCTTATTCGTCGTCTTGTGTTGAACCAGCGCCATGACCGATATCAAACTTCTCCAACGAGGACGGAGGACGGAATCCTAGTTGACGCCAATACGCTATCTGTACTTCTGGACTGATGTAGTTATTCAAAGCC